TAACGGATTCTGTATCTGGATATATTTTTTTTATGATTGCCTCATAATCTCTTGATGTTACTGCTCTATATTGAGAAGAATAAATTCTTGGAGCAAAATATTTAACAGAATCTATGGATTCTATTTCAGATCCATTTTGAGATGGTTGATTTGTTGTGATTGAGGCTGAACCTATATCAATTGTCGCATTACTTGCATTTCTAATACTTCCAGAAAAAGAAAATGAAGAAGCACCATTACCCTCTTCACCATCAGTAACAATATAATTTACCGTGATTACCGCATTATTTTCTAATTTTTGCCCAATAAGACCATCACCAAAAAGCAATTCATACTTTTCATCCTGAACTTCTTGTAAGAGATAGATTCTTGAGGATGAATCTACATTAAGTATATTATCAACGGAAAAATATTCTACTCCAAGACCGCTATCATTAATTCCTTTCACATAGACTGAGATGGTGGAAGTGTCTATAAATGAATTGTTCAGTATAAATCTTTGGTCCAGCGATCCATTCACTACAAATTGTTTTGTTAAGAATGTCCCCTGATAGATATCAATTCCGGTAATTTCTCCAGAAGGATTAATCTTATTAAAAGTAAAGGAACCGTTAGATTCCACTTTAGTTGTAATATTTTCCGGAATTGAAAATGTATATGAAGTATTATCAACTGACCCTACACACACTAGACCTGCCTGTAAGGTAAGTGTGGAAGTGTTTTGGTTGGTAGTACCAGTAATTGTTACTTGTGCCTTTGCTGCCGTTCTGGAGCGAGGTACATATCCAATATTTCTTGCCAGTGAAACTACATTTTCACGAACAGTTGCAGAATCCAAGAAGGATTCATTCACAATCATATTCGAGTTAAATGCCGTAATATAGGTATTATATGCCAGAGTGTCTATTAATACAGAAAAATTAGACCCCTCAAAGTCAAAATCCGTGAATGTAGAGTTGGCACGGAGATAATCTTTAATAGAAGTCTTTATCTGATCAAAATCTAGATTTGTAAATTTAGTAAAAGGCATTTTATCTCGTTGCCTCTAGTATGAATGAATATTCTTGAGTTGGAAATTCTTGTCCTATAATATCAAAAATAATTGTCACATTAAACGTATTATCATCCGGAATAGGATCCACCTGAACTACTACATTATTAACTCTTGGTTCGAAGTTATTAATTGATATTTCAATTTGATTTTGAATTACCGATGCAGTACCAAAATCGACAAATTCAAATAAACTTCTTGTAATATCGGATCCTAATAAAGAATTGAAGAATCTTTCTGTTGGGATAGTTTCTACAATATTTCTTACGGATCTACGAATTGCATTTTCATTCTTCAGTATCGGAAGATCCTTTGTTACTGGGTGTGGTTCAAAGGATAAACTGATATCTTTAAATGATCTGGATATCCTTTGAATTGCCATTGAATGAAAGTTTTTTATTTATTTATACTTACTTCCAAGAAGATCCATAATTTGGCTCTGTTCCATATGACCAATCATCATAGTCATCATCATTACGAATTTTTTCGTGTAGTTCGAATTGTTTTTTTAAATTATGTTTTGGTGCGGCATCATAAACCACTTCTTGAATGAGTCTTTTTTGATTTTCTTCTGATTCGAATAGCATTTTGAAGCTCCTGTTTTAAAATTAAAACAGAACTTTTATAAAGGAGGTTTCTATCTCCTAATACTATTTAACGATTTACTTCACGAAGATTATAATTATCGGACTTTAGATATTTTAATAACTCAATTGCAACTAGTCTAGGATTTCCTTCACCGCAAGTATAGACATCAATTGCTATACAACCATTTTCAGGCCAGGTGTGGCAGGATACATGACTTTCAGAGAGTGCAATGACGATGGTACATCCCTGAGGAAGAAAACAATGAGAAAAGATGTTCAAAATAGTCATATTTGCACGATTAATACCTTTCTCCATTGTTTCTTGGAGAGATATTACATCATTTAAGAGGTCAAATTTAACATCATACACCTCCAAAAGGAGATGAGTTCCCATTGAATACTGTTCCAATTATTATTTTATTAAAAATTTATTTATTTCACCCAAAAACCTTTTCTTTCGTAACTTGGATCCTCAATAAACCGATATCCTTCATAATTTTTCTCTATTTTTTTGTCCCAGACCGGTATTGCAATAGTATTTCCATATCTAAAGTTTGGATTTCTACGAAATTGGACCTCAATCAGATGCTCTCCAATGAATTCACAGTTAATCCATTCATAATCTTTGCTTAAGTTCTTCAAAATATCAGGAAAATCGACCATTTTATCTACTTTTTTCCATTCACTCCACTGGTTAAGTGGGTCATTTTCAGTTTTTGTTCCTAAAATCACCAAATCTTGCTTTTGATTATGGTAATCAACACTTAGATGTTCACCTTCGAAGATTTCGCACCAAAATTCAGAGGGGTGCATATCATCTGTTCGCTTTTTAATCCATTCTTTACGAGCAAAACGACTCATTCCAAACAAGTTAAATGAGGGGCGGACAATATAAAAGTCGGATTTGGGTACTGTGGTTCCAGCAGGACCACAAGTATAACCTAAAATCCGACTTAAAAAGAGTTTATTATAAACCCAGAGGTCAGATGGATGTATTTGATTCCATTCATCATCACACTCTAGAAAATACATTAACCTTTACCCTGCCCTCTGTACTTTTTGCGAGCTTTATTACGAGACGTAGCAGAATACTTTGTATGAGCCCCACAACCTTGCTTAGTTTTCTTAGGAAGAGATTCGATTACCTGCTTTCCACCACCTGATGATTTTTTAATTGCCATTAGTTTTCTCCTATAATTTCAGTTTCAATTTCATTTGGATTTGGAGAACCTGTCTGATAAAACTGATTAGACAAATCCTCCATAGTATTGAAGTATTCTTCTTCTGTAAGATTGGAATAAATTTTACGACCTTTGCAGAGGATGTTGTAAAATTCGTTAGACATCAAATCACTCTTGTCTTTTCGTGACCGACTCTGATACGAGGATCGCACCAAATTTCAAATCCTGCTTCTTTTGCATCCAAACAGAATGATACATCTTCTCCACACATATCCTGAACTTCTCCAGATTCAAAAACTTGCATCTTAGGAGCAAACCAGGGATACTTCATTTCGGAATGTTCAAATACTCCGTGCTTAATCAAAAGCCAACCAAATCCTGCATAATCAACGGTAAATGGTTTACGACGCTTGCTGATGGACTCAACGGTTTCGTGATTCATAACTCCACCATTATTACGGAAATCATCCTCTTCCATCCAGTGTGCCACTGAGGTTGTATGCCCGTCTTCGGTTGCATACCATCCAGAAGCAATGTCCTTATCCATCAGAACAAGTTGCCAGAATTTTTCAGTATTAAAGACAATATCGGAGTCAATCCAAAGTTGATAATCATATTGAAGTTTTCCATCCCAAGGAATTTGGTCAGGTCCTCGAAGAACATTCGCACCAAGGCACTTGCATCGTGCAAAGTTTACCATGGAGGAATAGTCCTGAGAAATCTGAATACTTGCTCCGGACTGAACTAGGTCAAAACAAAGTTGAACAAAACTTTTTAGATAGGTATATGAAACTCCTCTGCCGGGAAGACAAAAGACAATAGATTTGCCTCTTACCATTTCTTTTGCGAGATTATAGTCCCATTCGGGTTCTTTATTTGATGCCACTGGGGCATTTGCTTTTACGGTAAATCCTTTAGCCATAATTGAAAGTAGTTACTTCATTATCATACAATATTATGTAGTGATTGTCAATCTGTGCGTTCTGTGAGAATTACTTCATCTCCTTCAAGAGTAAAGCATATTTGAGTGTCTTCATACCAAGAGAGTTCATTCATAATTTGCTCTGGAATTTTGATGAAGTATTCACCACTAATTGGATCGACCTCTATGGATTCAAAAATATCCCCGGAATTTTTTTTCATTTGATGTATTTTAAGCGACCTTTTCAAAATTATATAGTATTCAGAAAATTTTTAAGGAGAGTGATATTTACAAGTCGATTTGGGTCGTTTATAGCTTAGGGTAGTTAGGCGTTTTTATACGGCGGCGACCGCCCCTAAGGACGCCGCAAGGGCACTGCCCCCACACGAACGATCAGACTGCCCCCCACGAACGAACGCAGGGGGCAGGGTGAGTCCCTCACTGAGTTGAGCGCCAGCCGCTGATGGGGCACCGTGCCACGTCGGGGGCATGGGTCTCAGAGAATTGAGCGGCAAGCACGGTGGCAGGCAGTCCCCAGTGAATGTAAGCGGAAGGGCGGGAACCGTTCTTCAGTTGATCGGCACGGGAGATCCACTTGATTTGGCGGGTCTGCAGATCGGAGCACTGTGCGAGGGGCCAGAGCATGAGCGGGGGGGGGTTGAGAACGAAAGAATTGTAGCACGGATGGGGCAGGGTGAGGGACTCATCCCCACGAATCTCACGCCAACCAGGTCAGGCGCTTTGCTTCGGGGTTACAGTAGAACTGATGCCCCGGACCCTGCCAACCCACGAACGGGGTATGAAGTCCGGAGA